TAGCTCGGTGGTCCTCGTTGCGTAGCGCCGCCGCCGGTTATCACTACCGTTGTATTGCTTAATGTAAAGTCGGAGGCACATTATGCCTATCGAACATGTTTGGGGTCTCGTTCTCGTTCTTGCTGGCGTTGCAATCCTCGCCGTCCTTGACGATATTCGGAGTAGAAGTTCGCTCAAGGAAGTTAATAATAAACTCTCTGCTCTCCGGGAGAAGATTGAAATTTGCGATAGCGAGCACAATAAAACCATCTCTAACCTCAAGAAAATACATTTTCAAGAAATTACCAAACTTAAAGAATCGATCTCTGAACTTACGGAAGAAAATAAAGAGCTTAAGCTTATGCCATGGCAAGCCGAGAAAAACGAGCCTACGTACTACGGGGAATAAGCCGCAATACAACCATGCAATCAACCCGTCAATGTTTTTGTGCGTAGCGCCGCCGCCGGTTATCTTCACCGTTCTATTCGTACTCGTCGGCGCTAATTCCTTCAACAGTTATCGCCCCGACTTGAAACTTAGCGACAACATCAATAGCCTCGTCTCCGCTACAGCCTGCTAGTACCTCTAAAAACTCTCGCAATGACAGATCTTCACTCATCTATAAGTCTCCTCACACTTTAACCAGTAAATCAAGTGACGTTATGCGCTAAATACAGCTCTTGTGGTATTCGTCTTTTTTTTCTTCAATTTCGCCAATCGTGTGCTCAGTAATCTTGCATTCGTACTTGCCACCGCGCCATGTCTTTTCCACGTCAGCTGCATAGGCAGCAGAACCATAATTAAGATACGCGCCGACCACATAACTGTGACTTTCTTGGTCGCCCCACCTATAAGCAGTCACGACAAGAATCATTTCATGCCCCCCCGCCGCCGATATGACTCCCAATTAAAAACCAACACCCTAGAATTTCCCTCGTAAAATCGATCTATTGCTCGCTCACTCAAATATACCTCAAGAGCCTCTGCTGGGAGATTGCTGATAATGATCGTTGGCCTCTGGGCCTCATAGCGCTCGTTGATCACCTCCGTCAGAAACATCTTTTCGGTTGCCGACCCGAACTGCACTCCCACCTCATCGATCACCAGCAGATCTGGCAAGGCGAACTCATCGATAGCCGTCTGCTCATCCTCTTTGTTGTTCCAGGTCGCTTTCACTCGTCTGACAATTTTGATCGCCGTCGAATGAATAGCGGTATAACCATTATTCATCACCTCATTACAAATTGCCGCAGACAACATATTTTTTCCTGTGCCATAGTTGCCGACCATACAAATGCTGTCACCAGCCGCCAGGCGATCCTCAAATGTCGCTGCATATCTCTCACAGAAGTGCAAAACCTTCTCTGCCTCCGGAGTTGGAGGTTTGTAATCATCGAATTTCACAGCAGCGAACCGACGGCCAATCCGACACCGCTCAAACCGAGCTTGGGTCTTCTCTTGCTCGCGTCTTTCTTTGTTTAAAATTTCTTCCTTGGCAACCTTAGCCATAAGTTCTTCCGCCAGAGCATCGGCCTCTTCTTTGACGCACTTCGGGCAAAATTCTTCGCCGGTGTGCTCGGCAATGATTAGTTCAACCCGGTGTTTCTCGCAGCTCTGCTGCGAAGCCCGGGGGATCGTTGATCCCATTCCGCATAGTGCCTGACCAATCGTCGCTGGTTCGCTTCCTGTTTGCTGAACCCTTTGCTTTCGCTCCTTGCGCTTTTTCTCCAGCCTCTCCTGGGCCGCCTGCCAGTCCCGCACCTCCATCACTCGGTCCTCCCTCTGGGTTCCTTCCTGGTTTCGGTTCACCATCCCTCCGCCAAAAATTGCGGATAGTCGCCGCATAGTCCTTATATTTCTTGCCCTTAGATGCGCAGTAATCGTTAACCTTGTCAATATAGCTTGAAAGCTGGTCTTCCCCCAACATCTCTTTTAACGATTTATGTTGTTTTTCGCACAGCCTGACATGGCTACCATATTTTTGTTTATTATCTGGTTTATTATCTGGTATATTATCTGGTTTATTATCTGGTTTATTATCTGGTATAGGTTCGGGGATTTTCTCACCTCGACTTGTGAATTTTCCCAACTCGATATTGGAAATTTCACAAATCCACTTTGACTCTTCAGCAAATGCGTACCATGCGGTCCTGTCGTACTTGTTGTTGTTATACTCTCCTTTAACCAAAACACCTGAGTCAACAAGCGTTTGCAGGCAATATCTGATTTGGCTTTCCGTCCAAAAAGGGAAAATCTCCGTGAACGCCTGAACACTATTATAAGTCCATGTCCTTCCGTCATAATTATGACTACCATTCGCTCTGTTTTTTATTATCCAAAATTGGAAATTGGCGATAATAATCGCCTGGTTTACCCCATATCTAACTGCCGTTCCAACATCGAATTGATAATTCATCTTCCCTCTCTGTAAAAATAAAATACCCCGTCAGGTGTCGAGGTTCCTTAACGGGGTATACCGGCATTTGCCGATCTCATAACAACCAATAGCCTCGACCCCACCAGTTGTTTTTATTTTCTTTATTGTAGTGTTTTTTTTTGAATTAACAAGTAAAATATAATTAATAGTCTCACCGGCCCCCGCGATGTTGTAGCCCATAATTGCCCTAGCGGTGTCACCGGGTATTGTTTTAACGCAGAAAACTTTCCATAATTGTTGACTTTAGAACAGAATTGTGGGAAGTTTCTTTAAGTAATCAGGCTACTTTCCACGGTAGTTTACCATCTGGGAAGGCCGTAGGCGCGTTTGCGCTAGCGGCCTTTTTTGTTTTCAGGGAAAACCCATGTCGAAAGAAACCTCTCAGAACGGCCAACCAAGCACAATCCCAGGGTTTGATGAATACCAACTAAAGATACTTATCAAAGAAGCTTTCAGTGAACATATCAGCACCGTCGGCTGTGCCCCAGCAAACAAAGAATGCCCCTTCTCAAGCGACGACCTTTACCTTATTCATAAGTTTGTCAACACATGGAATTCTGCAACAAAAATTGTTGGATCAGCAATTTTGATCGGCGTTCTCAGTGGGATTGGTTGGCTGGCAAAGATAGGTATTGAAGCTTGGAGGACAGCGGGGGGGAACACGCCATGAAACTGAATTTCCTTATAGACCCTGGCCATGGCGGACGATTTACCGGAGCCGTCAGTCGTGGGGTGCAAGAAAAAGACATCAACCTCAATGTTGCTTCCCTGCTACAACGCGAACTGTCCCGCAAGGGCGTATTTGCTGGCATGACCCGCCTGGCTGATTATTCTCTCCGAGACGATCTCCAGGAAGATCTCCAAGAGCGCTGCAACATAGAGCACATGTCCCGTCCTGACCTGACGATCTCTATTCATTGCAACCAATCAGAGCACGAATCGGCAGGGGGATTTGAAATTTTCACCTCTCCCGGAGAAACCGACTCGGACGAATTCGCCACTGAAATTCTTGAGAGTTTCGCAAAACGCTTTCCTGACATCCGCCTGCGGAAAGATTTGAGCGACGGAGATCCGGACAAGGAAGCCAAATTCAAGATACTGACCGGTACTAACGGCCCCGCCGTTCTGGTGGAGCTGTGCTTTCTCAGTAACGACTTTGAACGCGAGTGGATTTTGAACCCGGAAACGCAACAGGCGGTTGCCGAGGCGATCTGTTCTGGGGTGGTCGGGCAATTCACCAATATGTGCAAGCTCTGCGGCGACAACTATAGTGGTAATTGCCGGGCTTGTTTGGGGTGATAGGGATGAGCTATGGCGGTCAATCAAATCAGACAGGCGATGTACGACCTTTGCGAACAGCGGAAGACAGAGAAGCGCGGATGTCGTCAATGCCAGAACCCTTGTGTCACATCGACCCCGATCTGTGCCGCTACCGGCAAAACCCTAAAGACTGTCCCGCCGCCAAATCGGACCGGCTGTGCGGAGCGATGGAGGACTAAGGGGGCAGACAAAGGCAAAAAGTAAAAAGAAAGGGCAATGACATGAACGAGTGGGCAGACATTAAGCGACCGAACCCGTGTCCGGGTCCACACCCAAGGGGAAAAGGATCGTCGTTATGAATAAGATCTGTGAGCGATGTTGGGAAATGAAGTTTCTGATTCTACTGATCCTGCTGCCGGTGCTGCTGGCTTCGTTACAGGGGTGTACCAGTATGAGCGTTACCATCACAAACCCAGACGATGGCGAAACCTGCAAGGCGTCCTACACCTCATTTTTTCGCACACTCGAAAACCCGGCTGGCTCCGCTTGTGGGCTTACGGCTTCGGCGGGGAAGGCTGGGTCTGACAGTCAGTTGGCCAGCGCGTTGACTAGCGCCCTGGTGCGCGGGATAGGGGTTGCACCATGAAAGATTCCTTTTTGAATAAATATAAAGAATTGCTCGGGCTGGCAATGATCGTCATCGCCGGGTCCGATGGCGTCAACGCCGACATCGACACGGAAATGCTGCAACAGCTTGTCGCAACCCTGGACATCAAGGGCTTGCTGTTAGTCGTTGCGCTGATCATCTATTTTTATATTTCTGAGCATCATCAGAAAAGACGGTTGGATGAGATGGAGGAGCGGCTGGCACCTGATAAGGACGACCTGAAATGAGCGATCTGATTACCCCTCAACAGGACATTATGGCCTATGTCGAGGGGTTCAAGTACCAGCTATCCGACAAAGAAATCAGTTTTTTGATTCCATCCTTGTCCCCCTACGCTGGTGTCAAGACCGACTGGATCGAAATCCGTGCCGGGGGGCTTCTGGTGCTCAAACATGGGTTTGCATCGGATGGGGCCAGCGGCCCGACAATTGACACCCCTAGCTCGATGCGCGGGTCCTTTGTTCATGATGCGTTATTTGAGTTGATGCGCAAGGGGCTTATTCCTCGATCGTTTTTCCTCCTGGCCAATGAAATCATTCGGGAGATGTGCATCAAAGATGACATGTGGCGCTGGCGGGCAAATGCCTGGAAGGAAATGTTGGACAGGTTTGGGCACAAAAATGTTATGGCCAGCCACCGCCGCCAAGTGAAATACGCGCCATGAACAGCAACTGTATCATCGAAGGCTATCGACTTTTTAGGGTTGCGAGTGGTGCAAAGGTTTATCTGGATAAGGGACGACGAGGAGCGCAACGATCAACTGCTTGGGGGTATTGATGTGGGGTAACTGCTTCACTTTTGCCATGCGTCTGCGCCGTAAGCTTGGAGGGTACATTGCCTTTAGGGCGACGAGGCACAAGCACTGGTGGCCGATCATAAAGTTTCATGCGCTCTGGCACCCGGAGAACTGCCCGGAAAAGGACAAGCCCTGCCCTTATTGGGTCAGTCTGATCCCAAGGTGGAAACAGGAAAAGAAATTTCCCCCGCCATTTTTCGACGGAGAGGTAAAGCAAGGTGATGAAGAAGATTAACCGTCCGTCGTGAGACGGGCTATCCCCTATTAGAAGGAGTTTTAAAAATGGCCGACATTACTGCAAGTACAGCTTTACGAGATTTTATTGCCGGACGGCTTTCAACTGCCGGAGGTAGCTACATGTGGGCAACACTGCATTCCGACACCGCCAACATTACCGCTGCATCAACCTATGCTGCCAGTGGGATTGACGAGTTAACAACCGCAAACGGATACACTGCTGGAGGCCAAGCATTGACGCCTATCGTCAATACCAACGGTGTTCTTGACGTGCCAAACGCGCAATGGACGACCGGCGCAGGCGAAACCCTGACCGCCGCCTGTGGGTGCCTTTGGATTAATTCGAGCGATACCATTACTGGGGCTGCGCTGGTTTGTTTGGAAGATAATTCTCAGGTGGCTAGTAACGGCGGGACAATGACCCTGAGTAATACCAATAACATCACAATCCCAACCCCGGCTTAACGTAAAAACCGCCCGTCGTGAGACAGCCGATCCCTAAAGCCCCCTTCGGGGGGCAAGATGGAGTTGAAAAATGAGGAAACTGTTTATTGGTCTAACCCTGACGTTGTTGCTGGTTGCCCCGGCATTCGCCGACAACAAAGTTATCTGGAGAGATGGGCTGACAGGCGGAGGCACCTCACTCGACGGGAAGGCGGCTGCGGACTTGTCAACCGGTGACGTTGCGGCGGTATTCTCCGGGTCAAAGGTCTATTTATATACCTATGATGCGACGGACGAGACTTCTGAAAGCTCCCCGGATACGATCAAGCCGGATGATGCCGGAGCCGGGGGTGTGTGGTTTCTACAAGGGTCCGGGATTGCTCCTGCGGCCCATGCCTCGACTCATGCCATTGGCGGGAGCGATGCAATTACGATTACAGCGGCGGGAACTTCCGTTGAGGACGCGGGAGGGCTTTATGCTGCGACGGATGCAGAAGCGGCGTTTGCCGAAGCTATGACGGCGATTAATAACCTTAACAGTGAAGTCACCGTCTCCGACGCCAAGCTTGACTTTGGGGCCAAAGGAGACGGGGTTATTCATCCTGGTTTCAATATGTATCCCCAAAGTTGCTCTATCGACACAGCTACATCAACAACGACATTAACCTGTCTTGACCAGTTTTTTGGAGTCAGACAAATTGGCAAAATTATTATCATCCCCGGTGCCGGGACAGCCGGGGCAACACTTGAAACAACTATTACAGCTGTTCCTAATGATTATTCTGTAACATTGGCTGATGCGGCTTCAACGGATGTGACGGACATAGACACGGTTAGGATGGGGCATGGTACAGGCTGCCATATGACAGCTGGTAGCCCTATTATAACGTGTACTGAAGCTGTGTTTACTGACACGGCTACAGATGGTGGCAAAGATATCGCCATTGAAGGAGTTGGCGCTGCTGGTGCAAACCTTGTAACCACAATATCAAGCGTGTCATCAACAACCGTTGCGACTCTTGCTAACAACGCAAGTACTACGAGTCGTTACAGGTGGATGAAGTTTGGCACAGACGATACGACGGCAATTCAAAATGCAGTTGCTTGGGCGGCAGACAACCAGGGAAAGATTTATTTCTCCGAAGGTGTCTATATGTATGATGATGAGGCAGTCATTGATGATACTGGATTAATTGAGGGTGCTGGTGCATATGACACTCTTTTTGCCCCATTGCCGGGGTATGCTGGTGGATGGTTTTTAACTCTTAACGATACGTGGGGGCAAGCTACTCCCAACCCCCTTGGGGGCGCTGACGGTGGTATGGGGGTTACGTCCGAGGGTATCTCTCCGCTTGAATACAAGCAAGGGGTAATTTTAAACGGTTTTAGTGTTGTAGGAACACGGCAGCTTGACCCATTAGGGACGCATGGAATTAGGACGTATAACCGTGTTGACCGGACAATATGGCTTGACGTTTCTACGTGGTATCTCAATGGAACGGGGGTAAGTCTTGGCCTTCAAGGCGGGACTGCTTACGGGGCTGCAGGGCAAATGGGTGAAGTCCGAGAGTCGCAGTTTTTCAGGCTTATTCTTCGTGGTTGTGGGGTAGCGAACACCTATAAATCTTTTGAGGTTGGAACACAAGAGGGCGATGTTGCTACAGCAGATTGGAATGAACAATCAAATATTCTTACATTCTATACCCTGCAATCTATTTACAATTACGGGGAATCGGGGATTTACGACAACACCACAAGAGACTTTGCAAGCACGAGAGAAATAACTTTTTACGACTTAAAGCTTCACGGCTTTGCTAATTATGGCTTTTGGCAAAGAAACGCTATTGATGATGATTTGTTTGTTATTGAGGGGGATATAAACGGGGTTCGATTCACAGACGCCGACATTAATGGTGGTCACGCTGGGGGAGCGATGTTAAGAATCAAGAAAAGCGATACCACAGGCAAAAAGCCTGAAAACGTATTTATAAATCATTACGCCTTGCAGTATTATGGGGATGATATTGTTGTTGAGGACGTTCACAATTTGAGTATTACTGGCGGGATTGAACATTATGATGGCTCTGGCCCTGCTGTTCGTATGGATGTAGGGGCAGATATTACCGGGAAAGTCGTTATTGACATAATCCCTCATAATACCCCGTCGTTTTCTATTGCGGATGAACACATTCCTGTTATTGATTTTAGGAGTGGTTTTTTAGAGGGTTATTACAATTCCTCTGATCCTAGTTATGACGCAACATTTGAGACAGGTTTGGATGGATGGATACAGTCATACGCCTTCACACCTCCAACTGACAACCTCAGGGTGACAACACAAGCACACACAGGGACTTATTCGTTTGCCGTTACAGGGTCTGACAATGGTGCAAGTTGTGAAAACACTTATTTTTACGAGACTTACACAAATCTGCCTAATACAACCTACCTCCTGAGTTTTTGGGCGAAGGCTAATCAAAGTGATGTGGCTTTTGTTTGGCAAGAAGATGGGGCTGGAACACCAACAGAAATATTGAATATTTCAGAAGTCAGCACCTCATGGACAAAATACACGGCAGAATTTACAGGTTCAGCAATTTCAAGTAATCTAATTAGAGCCTATATAAATTATTGTACTACAGAGACAGCTGTTGTGTATGTCGATGATCTTACAATAACTCCATCATTAGAGGGGGGAGAAGTCCTCGTTTATAATTCCACCAATAAAAGATATGAGGATGCTGCGGAGGGGGGTCCCCTTATCCAACAAGACGACTCATCTGTAGCCGTCACAGACACAGGGACGGATGGAAAGATTGAGTTCACAGTTGATGGAGAAACTAGCCTCACTTTAAATGATACATTTAATAGTTATACAGCCCCTAATGCGTCATTTAAAACTAATGGAGTATCCAACTCGCTTAACATGGTGACACACAACGCCGCATCCACAGGTACAAATTATTTTAGATTTATCAAAGCGAGAGGCACTGAAGCAAGCCCATCTGCGACACAGTCTGGTGATGTCATGGGGTTATTCTATTTCGGTGGCTATAACGGAACAGATTATGATGTGCGAACTTTTATGCAGGGCGTCGCAACGGAGAATTGGGATGCAACCACTGGAGAAGGTTTTAGAGTTGATATAAAAACAAAAGCGAATGGTCAAACTGGCGGATCTGCTGTCGCGATGACATTTCAGGATGACGGTGAGATTGAAATACCTGATTTGGCTGGCACATACACGGGTGGTTCAGCATATGTGTGTGTCGATAATGCAGGTGTTTTATTTGTGTCTGAATCCGCCTGCCCATAAGGAGCAACAATGAAACAATTGCTATTACTAATCCTCCTGCTCCCCTCCCTCGCGCTGGCCGGGTATGTGACCATCGGGGTTGCTGTACCACATGATCTAACAATGGCCATTACCGACACAACAGCCATCAGCGCTGATATCAATGGGGGTACTGGTCGAGCAATTACCGACTACACCACCGAGAGCGGCAGCTATGACGGCAACGCCAAATTCCAGATGCGGGATATTCAGTAATTGCTACTTTGAGGCGTCCCGCCTACGGTCAAAGTTGGGGCTAATAGGGTATTAATAACCCAAGCATTTGAAAGCAGAGCATAGTGGCCGTAAAAATCCACCCTTCAGTAAAGCCAGACACACCGCTGGCGAAAATCCCTAGTCATGCTAAGTACCGTATGGCTCAACATGGGGCTGATATTGTCATTGGTGGTGATCACCCAACACTGGTGCTGCCGGAAGTCCGCGCCGATAAGTGGGGAGGTACGTGCTGGCTGACGGTTCGCCATGCCGACGCCGACCAGATGCATCCGCAGGATCGGCATACCGAGCGACTGGCTAATGGTAAGGTGGAGCTCGATCTGCCGGTCAGTGCCAAAGGCCGGACGCACCGGATAAAGCAGGGGTCGCTCAAGTGGGATATTGAGTATGCATCTGCGGAGTCGCTGCCTGCTGACGGGATCGAGCGGTTCAGCCTTGAGTCACCTGCTGGGCTGACATGGCATCACCAGTCTGCCTTGACACAGGCAGAAATCGACGCGGGGCTCTCTCGTCCTGAGAACGTCATCAACTCTTACGCAGCCTACTGGAACCAATCAAACAATCAGTACGGCACCGGCAAATTCGCCCATCTTTACCGCCCGGAAATGGTCGATGCTAGTGGTAACCGCGCTTGGGCCACCCAAGAGATTGTCGGTGATGAGCTGCGAGTAGTCCTCCCCCTCGGGTGGCTTGAGACGGCGACCTACCCCGTCACCCTCGACCCAACTTTTGGGTTTGAATCGGTTGGTGCGTCTACTCGAAATGCATTAAATAATTATCTCATGGGGATTGGACCGTTCACGCCAACAGCTTCCGGGACTGTTACCTCCATATCCATCTATATGACGGTGGCGACTGACGGGACATCGGTAACGATGGGCCTGTACGACGATACTGCTGCTGACCCGGCAAATCGTCTCGGCAGCAGTTCCGGTGGTTCGGTCCCCAATGCGTGGGGATGGCGGGAACAGTCGGTGAGTGCGGAAGTCACGGGAGGAGCGGATTATTGGGTAGCTCAAAACCACGATACCGGCTACGCCTATCTCAAGTTTGACAGTGTTGCCGATTTCCATGGTGTTTATACTTCTGACACCTATTCCGCAGGGTCGCTGCCAGACCCATTCGGCGCGATTGGCGGGTCTTGGTCTAATACTAAACATTCAGCATACGCCACCTATGCCGAGGGGACAAGTAGTTTTGGGTTTGTTGATAGTGGCGGGTTCAGCTTTGAAAATGATGGCGGCTTCGATTGGGGGGATACTGACGGCACCCTGACTTCTCCAGCGATTTCGGCACAGCCGGTTGTCTCTTCACCAACTTTGCTTGGCGTCAGGGTTGGGATCATGACCGCCCCACCCGTCAGCGCCCGGCCTGCAGTTTCGGCAGTGGTTGCGACGGGGGTTCAAAACGGCGAACTGACCGCCCCACAAATTAGTGCCCAACCAGTCGTCAGCCCCTCAACCCTGACGACGACGGCAGCGGCGGTGATGACTTCTCCGCAGGTTAGCGTTCAGCCTGTCGTCTCCTCCTCGGTTTGCACGGGCACCCAAAACGGGGCCATGACCGCCCCGGCAGTCAGTGCGCAGCCAACGGTTACCGCCTCATTCCTTGTTGGCGGAGCTGTCGGCGTGATGACCTCTCCACAAACAACAATTCAGCCGAGCGTTGTTTCTTCCCTGTTATCGGCTGGGTCTTTCGGCTTGATGGATCCTCCGGCGGTTACAGCCCAACCGGCTATCTCTGTGTCAACTCTGTTCGGCGTCCGTAACGGGTCAATGTCCTCGCCGCCCGTTTCTGTCCAGCCTGAAATTGTTGCGACAGTCGCCTATGGTCTGCGCAGCGGGGATATGACTTCGCCAGCCGTGACGGTTCAGCCTGTTGTTCTGGCGGCGTCTCTGGCGGTCGGCATTCTCGATGGGGCAATGGCCTCCCCGGCGGTCAGTACCAGGCCGAAGCTTGCCGTTTCCTTGTTGTCTGGAGTGAGGATCGGGGCACTGGCAAGCCCAGCCCTGACTGTTCCGCTCTCTGTTACGGCGTCAAGATTATTGGTCGGGTCGGCAGAGGGCAACCCAAGGGAGGTTATTTATTTCCAGGGGCGGATAAAATCAATTACGCTTGATGGGCGGGTTAAAAACATACAAATTTAAGGGGCCACTTATGTTACTTGCAAGTAAACAGCCTTACGAGGAATATTTCATCACCGTCACCTTTGGCGATTTTGTGGACACCAGCGAAACGGTTGCATCCTACACTATTACGGTGGCTGACGAAGCGGGAGGGGATGTAACCAGTACTATCCTGGACACGACGAAAACGGTCAATAACGGGACGTCTCTTAGCTTATGGGTGCGCGGCGGCACGTCAGACAACGCCTATACCATTCTTTTCAAGGTTACCGGATCGGACGGGCAGAAGGTAGAAAAAGAACTCGTCCTCCCGGTCTTGGACACAGAGTAAGCAACATGCCTAGAGTCCTTACTTGCGGAGGTTGGCATTGTGCCCACCGGGCAGGGCTAACTCCTCCTGCTCCAGACTACTGTCGGTCAGTATGTTTGGCTGGAAGATTTTACGACACAAGGGGCTGCATGGCTATCGGCGGATCATGCCGTAACCCTGCCGCCCCTTCTTTTGTTAGAGAGCATAAGGAAGTGGCCTTTGGTGCGCTTCTGGCTTCACCCCCTATTGCTACTCAAAAAATTTAGATTTTTAGTCAACAGTCTATGTGCCAATCAGTAAACAATTCTGACGTTGCTGATCTTCCCCTGAACAATAGCTGAGACAATGGCTTTTGCAATGGCGCTTCCCTCTGCGATGTTTCCAGCGTGGAGATCAGAGATGACGTTGACCAGATCGGCGGCGGCAGCGTTGTTGATTTTCGCTTGCACGACATCAGGCTTCTGTGTGTTTCCCACTGTTCCCCCCCTTGTTTACAAAAACATCATGCGCCGATGAACATTTCTGAGTGCTGCTACGTCTGCCCGGTTGTAATCTACTATTTTCTTAATATTCCCTTTCTGGAATTCCGGCCAAACATCGGCTCCGGTCATGTCAGTCTTCGGGGATTCAACGCCAAGAGCCTTACAAACGGCATCAAGCGAGACGTAATTCCCCCATCCGGCCCACGCGGTCTTGGTGTCATAGACATGCTCTCCATTATATCTTGTGTCCTGGCGGAGATCGAATGACGGCTTACAGGACAAGACAACCGAACGCTGGAATAAAAACCTCAGGTCAAACAAGTCCTTACTGCCATGAATCACCCGCTGCAGCATCCCGATGCCCTCAGAGATGAGAGAATCGTTGACCGCTAAATAGAAACCATCAAGCAAGTCCAACTCGCTTTCGCCCTGTGACCTGAAACGAGTTCTGACCTCGGAAGTATTCAGCGCCCAGGAAATGCAAACAACCTCTCCCTTCGACCCGTCAAAGGACGTTTTCAGCCATTTTTCTTCTGCCGCCTGCTCAGCATTTTCTTTCATCCATGCTGCAATGGATTCAGGTTTTTTGATGTTCCCAGGCGGAGAAATTGAGGCATAGATATCCTCTTTTACCTGCTGAGATTGGGAGGGAATTGTTTCAATGTCGAGATAAAGATAGTTCATGGTTTATCCTTAAATGGGAGGTCGTCTTTTGAGCTGTCATAAGAAGGCCCTTCGTTTTCAAGCTTATCGACCATCTTTTTCAGTTCTTTGGCGACAACCCCCGCCTGCTTGTCTGAATACCCACGGTAGTCGGGTTTTCCAAGGATAGTTTTACCGTCCTTTTCCCACGTTGTCAGGTCGATCAAGGTTGCCTTTTTTTCTTCGATGCTGTCGCCGAAAAGGGTATCAAGGGCATGCACAATGTCGTTGTTAATTTTTTGCCGTGCATCTGAGGGCGCAGGGTTGTTTTGCTGATCAGTGGCTCTCTGCTGGGGCGGCTGGTTCTGCTGATGTATTGCATTTGCTACTTCGTCGGCCGTGGCAAACTCTGTCCCACCAAGGCCGAAGGAAGCAAGAGCGCGGCCAATCGCAGAAGTTTCAGCATTCTCCAGAGCGCTGGTGCGGTTAATCTGGCTGCGGCTGCGCTGTTCTTCAGCGTGACCGGTAGCGATAACCCTGCCCTGTTCATCGCTAATTCTGGCGATCATGACCACTTCGTCCTGATCGCGAAAAAGAATTTCCGTCGTCAAAGAAATCATCGGGTGAGATTCACGAAATTTTCCGACCCGATAAGCAACGGTCTGATATTGTTTTCCGTGGATTTCAACGATTCCTGTATCTTTATTCATCACACCACCTCGCCGCCAATGGCCGCAATCTCTTTTCTGAGTTGTTTTATTTTTTCCTTCCTTTCGAGATTTATTCTTTTATGCCAAATTTCAAACGCCTCTTCGTAAGACGTGCCGGTCGCGGAATATCCGTTGATGTAGACGGCAAAATGTGGGGCTTCTTTGCTTTCGAAACACCCTTTGCGCAAGCCGTCATTAACAGTCACAGACCCGTAAGGATCGCCGTTGTGTAGCTTCATGGCCTGTTCAAACGCCTCTTTTTTTGTCATGATTATTTCTCCTGTCCTCCTGGTTAAAAATAGTCTCCGGGACAGTAGGAGGATGGGGACTCTCCCGGAGACATTGCAACTAATCTACGTTTGGGTGCTCGTTAAACTCGCGTTCCCACGGATATTCGGGTTCGCGGTCGTACTCAGAGATGCACTCGTGGTCGTCCAGGTCAGTGACCAGCCCACCACAATTTTTGCATCTGTAAAATCTGATATAGTGATTTCTGTTCATAATCACCCCGGCCAGACATCCAGAACGATAATAATAAGGCCAGCGATAGCCATGGCCAACGCGCACAGGGGGAACAAGTACATTCTGTCCTGCTGATCAAACTGCTCGTCTTCCGCTGCCTTCCTCATAACGTACCCGGAAATGTTGAGATCGCTCTTCATGGTACCTCCCTTTGTTTGTTTGTATGGGTAGAGCCTATCACCACGGAAACCGGATTGCAAGGAAAAAAACAGACAATAAGAAATAAAATGATTGACAAGGCAGCCCAATAGATTTAATGTAGAAAAAAATAAAGGAGGCAACATGTTAGCAATTTATGAGTTAAAAAACCTGGTTAATGTTAGAGCCAGGAATGGGTTAACCCAGGCGGAGCTCGCTGAGCAGGCGGGCTGCGGAGTCCACACGATCCACAGGATTGAAAATAGGGGGGACCCGGTGAAAATGTCCACGGCCCGCAAGATCGCCAGGGCGATGAATGTTGACCTGGCTGAGTTGGTTGGCTGAGCAACGTCTCCATAGGTGGCATGTCCGCTTGATAAAGCGCTGTCCGTTAGCGGTCACCCTTGCTATTAAGAGGGAAAACATGAGTTTTGAATATTACGGGCCTAGCATGGCCATAGAGGAAGAAATCAGGCCTTTTGATCTTCACTGTCCACTGATGGGCGGAGGGCTAAACTTTTACAAGGAAAAATGCTTGGCAAGGCAAAGGAACCCACAGGATTCAACATGCTATGGTGGGTGTCGAGGAATCAGGGTTAATAGCATGGCAAAAAAGAATAAACTAAATGGGGCGAAAAAAACCGGAAACAGGGCCGCAGCTATGCTCATGCTGAAGCACAATGTCCCAGTTTCAGAAATCGCCAAAGCCCTGAATGTCAGCAAGGCAACCGTTTATAAATACAAAGGAGGGAGAAATGGCAAATAAGTGGATCGGCGTTGGAAATTTAACCAAAGACCCAGATATTAGGTATACACCCCAAGGAGCTGCAGTAACAACATTTTCAATCGCCTGCAATGAGCGGTTTAAAGATCGGGATGGGAACAAAAAAGAGAAAACTGAATATATCAACATTGTCGCCTGGCGGCAGCTGGCGGAAATCTGCGGGAAGTATCTGCACAAGGGGAAACAAGTTTATATCGAGGGGAAGATCCAGACCAGTTCCTACGATGATCGCGACGGGAACAAGCGCTATATCACCGAAATCGTTGCTGACCAGATGGAGATGCTGGGGGGGCGCGATGATCGCCAGCAGGCGCAGGGTGCCAGCGGCGGGCAGCAGGGGCAGGGCGGCGGTGGTTGTCAGGAACCGGTTTTCAACCCGGATGATGAGATACCGTTTTTTCTCCCACATGAGCGACGTGAGGTTAAGTGTTGAGCACATCGAAGGAGTGAAGGCCCTTATCTGATGAAAAAACACCGTATCATCATAAGAAGCGATTGGCATAGGGAAAGGGCAGCATCTTTGGCGCGGTCCGCTCCCGAAGGATTTGAGGTCGTCATTCAGAAACATAGGGAGAATAAAACTATCCCCCAACTGGGCTACACCTTCGGGATCATTTACCCGACCATTATCGGATTTATCGAAGATAGCCATGGAGATACATTCTCTGTTGAGGAGATCCACAAATACATGAAAAGGCAGATTCTTGGAGTGGAACACAAAGAAATTGACGGCGACATTATCGAGGTCGAGATAGAACTGAAGAAGTCAGATAAGGATGCCTGGTCGGGGTATATCGACCGTCTTGTCGCATATTGCTGGAACCGGTGGGGGTTGCAAATCCCTGCGCCGCACTGGAAAGAGGACCCCGCATGATATTCCCAAAGCCGAAACGCTGGAAGAGCAAAAAATACCGGGATGCCGCCAGGGATCAGAATTGCAAGCTCCGCCTGCCAGGGTGCATGAACAATACCGAAACGGTTGTCCTCGCCCATCGCGGCGGCGCAGGAATGGCGATAAAGGCCTGCGACCACAACGCGGTTGACGCCTGTTTCCATTGTCATTCAATCCTTGACAGGCCGGATTACTGGCCATGGCCAAAGAAGGAAATGGAGAGTCGGTTCAATCGCGGGCGCCTGGAAACCCTCATTGACCGGATCGAGCGGGGGATTTTAAAATGAGTTATGAAATTTGCCCGGTGGGGAAGATTTACAACAGGACCCATGCCACATGCCGGACCTGCACAATTAAATGCACTGGGAAGGGCGCGGCACAGCCACACCGGGCAAAAAAAAGCAAATACGGCAATCGCAAGGTCGTCGTTGACGACGTTCTGTTTGATTCTAAGCGCGAAGCGTCGCGCTATCAAAAATTAAAGTTGATGGGGCTGGCTGGGGAGATCTCTGGATTGCGGTTGCAGGTAAGGTTCGAACTTGCCCCGGCTGTTGTTATTAACGGAAGAAAGAAGCCGGCACTTCGTTATTATGCAGATTTTGTTTATCTCGACAAATCCGGTGGTGTGGTTGTCGAGGATGCAAAAGGGCATCGTGATGGGATCTATAAAATTAAGCGGCACCTTATGAAGTCGGTCCACGGTATTGATATTCTGGAAACCTGACCAGTGTGTTCAGTCTGCTGATGTCCGTGGTTATACGCAAGGAGTTTCGTATGAAAATAGAACAAGAAAACCCACTTTATAAACCGATAACTATCACGCTTGAAGAATGGCATGAAGCAAAAGCATTGTTCGGAATTATTGATAAGGCTGAGGTGTGGAGATGCAACGCAGAAAACCCAAAATTTACCCACGACGAAATTAAAATGTTAATAGACTTATCAGACGCACTGACCAACCAAGTTGTAAGCGTATAACTGACTTAGATCAGCTGCGGCGACGTGAAGTTAAGTTTATTACCGCATTAATCGGATAAAACAGACGTATGTTCCGTCCGCTTGATGCACTGGTTAGGTTCTTATCACAACTTTTTGAAAGGGAGTAATCATGGCAGCAGAAGCTATTTATATTGTTTGGTGCCCGACCGGAGATACCCCACCAATTATCCGCCACCAGTCAGTTGACGAAGCACGAAGGGCGGCAAGGGATATGTGCCAAAATCACCCACACAAGGAATTTTTTGTGATGAGGGCTGTTGAGTCTGTGCAATACAGAACAGACCCTTTTGTTTGCAAGAGCTACTGTAAGCGTTAAGAACCTAACATTACAAATAACTGGTGGCGACGAGCCGACCGAGCATTTAGCGAACAGGGTGTTCCATCCACGTTGATTTGCTGGTTAGTTTGCGCTGCTGAGAAGAGGAGAACGACGATGGCAAAAGGTGAAATGGATAAACAGCCCTGCAAAACCTGCGGAAAAGAAACGAACCAAGTCTTTAATATTGGATTCAAGGCTGTGCCCATTTGTAATTCGTGTGCGAACACGATAGCTATGCAGCAGTTGGGATGGTTGATTGAACACCAAGCAACCTAACGTTACTGATAACCAGGGGCGACGAGGAGGACGTAATGACTGACGAAATGGACTGTAACAGTTGCGTAGTGACTGATTTGGAAGATCAAGAGTGCGACGTGTGCCATGCAGAGCAAGTGCGTGAACCCGCACAGGAACACCCCTCTGCGTTAATTGGCTTGTTAGCACGCGCTCTTTGCAAGGCGGACACCCTTGGATATGAGCGCGGTTTCACTGACGCAGACCCTACGGCTGGAAACACCGATGATGCGTTAATGGAGGTGGTTGAAATGACATGGAAAGAATGGATAGAGGACGCCGAGCAAGTTTTACGTGCGTGCTAACGTTGGAATAAGCGCGTGGCGGGTAATAGCTGGCGACAGGGTTTGATCCTGTGAACCACACCACTATTTCCATCCGCTTCATGTACATGGTTAGCCAAGGAGTAGACATTATGAAAAAGGGATATTTAATTTTAGCAAGAGCTCCGCTGCTACCAATACATGCGGTATGTGAGTTTATTTTATTGCTGGCAACCTTAATACTGCTGCCGTTTATTTGGATGTCTGGGCGGCTTATAGATATTGCCGAAAAGATGCCAGACATGAGTTGGTACAAGGGGGCTGAGTACCACAACTTAAAGGCGAGGATAAACGCGAAAATTAAAAAACGCCTGAAAGAGAAAGAAGCTCGTTTGCCGAAGGCTGACTAACTATTGAGATAACCGGATTGTGGAGGAAGAGATGGCATTTTGCAAACACAATGGCGGTGGACCGAAGACGTGCCCGGCATGTCGTCGCGAGGGTAGCAATTCCGCGTTGATTGACGGGTTAGCCGCCGAACAGATCAAAAAGGGGATAAGCGAGATTCTTCATGCCGCCCTGAGTGGAATAGACGAAACCCTGCGACATGAGAAAAGTTATATACGATGGGGGCTGGTCGAGAAAAGGATACATGAGAAAGTGGATGAACTGCTGAATGTTCATGGCGGCTAACGAAATTAATAAGCGGCGGCGGCTCAATGGTGGGCCGCGTAGCGGCGCGGACAGGTTCACCGTCCGCTTGATTTAAGGGTTGTACGGCAGAGGAGGTGGAAAATGGCATGCCCTGGATGTG